CCAACCATAGATTCATCACTTAAATCCGGTAAATCTCGGACTCCACGATATATGACCACATTCTCTTTCAATGTCGCTTTTTCTAACGCTGAATCTATATTTTTTACATAATTTTGTAAATTAGCGTAGTGCCCCCCTTGCTCTGAATATTTTATTGAATTCAACTGGCGCAAATGCTCATTAATACTTGTGTATCCTGATCCTTTATAATAAGCCAAATCCTTTATTTCTTTATCCGTCAGAGATTCTTTCCACTCTGCGTAATCATCCTTCATTTTTGCTGCACCCTCTTCTACATCTTCCGAATAATTTTCATATGTAACCTTTTCTTTTGCCTCTTTTTCTGCTGCTTCCTTTGCTGCTTTTTCCGCTGCTTCCTTTGCTGCTTCCGCTTCCTTTGCTGCTTTTTCCGCTGCTTCCCTAGCCGCTTTCTCTGCCGCTTCCGCTGCCGCTTTTTTCGCTGCTTCCGCTGCCGCTTTTTCTGCCGCTTCTTTTGCTGCCTTTTTCGCTGCTTCCGCTGCCGCTTTTTCTGCTGCCTCTTTTGCTATGGTGTCTACGACATCTTTTTGTCCATAACGATACTCAACTCTTTCAAGCAACGAATCCAACAATTTTTTCATTTGAGGATTCAGCACCTTAGTGTTATTATTCATATAAGCGGCAAACGATTCTGCAAAATGTTCAACGTGATTTGTTTCTGAATACTTTGATAATTGTGTCACCTTCCATTTACCTACACTACTTGCATCCCTACTTATCTTATTGCCTGGAGATAGCATCTTATTTACGATCTTTTCCATCTCCTGTTCAAGCCTAGGATTCAAATAATCATTATAATTGGTAACTCCAAATTGCTGATGCACATGATGTCCGAACTCGTGCCACATATCTGAAGTATCAAACACATCCTGATCCACATAACCTCTTGTACAAAACGGCTGTCCAACGCTGGAATCTTGATTTCCAAATTCCCACTTCGATCTATTGGTTTTGTACATATCTTTTACATTGCCGGCTAACAATTCCTCTAACCCTTTTTCATGCTCCTTTAATCTTGCTTTGTACCACTTAAGATCGTCAGCATATTCTTTATTCCCCGGATTTTCAGCAATCAACTTAATACGATCCTCAATATCATGCTTTGTTGTATCAATACAGGCTTTTCGCCATTTGACAGAATATTCAAGAGCCTCTTTTCGTTCCTTTGCACGTTCCAACATTACTTTCTTATTAATAGACAAAACGCCATCACCCATTGACATGCATGTTTTGTCATTATTAGTAATAATATTAATGCCTCTGAGAGGTGGAATATTCAAATCATCGCATATTTTATTGAATTCAACCAAAGCCTTATTTAGATCGTTCAACGTGTCCAGGGGTAACTCGTCGACACCCTTAGAAATCCCCCCGTAAAGAAGATCTGGAAGATCTTCTGGCTTACATTCATCAAAAGCAAATCTGTGAATATTTTTAATGCCTGTCGATTTACTTGTAGGATATCCGCCATCCCATCCAGTAAATTGACTGCCACCGGATTTCAATTCCTTCAATTTAGTACTATTCTTTGCCTTTGTCGCCCCATCTTCAAGGATTCTTTTTAGCCGCTCCACCGCTTTATCTACGGTAGTCTCTTTCACATAAAGACTTCCTGTAGTACCCTTTGCAGCCGCTTTTTCCACTGCCTCTTTTGCCGCTTTTTCTGCTGCCTCTATTGCTTCTGCTGCTGCTTTCTCTGCCGCTTCTTTTGCTGCTTTCTCTGCCGCTTTCTCTGCCGCTGCTGCTGCTTCCCTAGCCGCTGCCCTAGCCGCTTTCTCTGCCGCTTTTGCTTCTCTAGCCGCTTTTGCTATTTTCTCTGCTTCTGCTGCTTTCTCTGCTGCTTCCCTAGCCGCTGCTTCCGCTGCCGCTTTTTCTGCTTCTTTTGCTGCTTCCCTAGCCGCTGCTTCCGCTGCTTCTTTTGCTGCTTCCCTAGCCGCTGCTTCCGCTGCTTCCCTAGCCGCTGCTTCTTTTGCATAACCGGCTATCGATCTATTAGACAAATCATTTAAAGATAAATATCTGCCCTTGGAGTCCCACAGATCTTCAAGATCCGTAAGTTCCCCCGATTTCCACAAGTTAAATCTACCCGCCCCCAAGATTTCTCTCTGATGATCATCAGATAATCGCTCCACCCATTGGGTATAAGAAAGGCTTTCCGATACTTGCCCTGTCATAGACGATTTAGCCTTTTCCATCGTCATGGCTATTTCGTCAGCATTGAACCCCTGATCCTTTAAACTTTTCTCAAAATAGGATCTGTAAAGAGCATGTCCACCCGCTGGAGTGGTAACCTTAACATCAGAAATCTCTTCCCATGATTTTAACCAGGGAACCAGGGTTGATCTGCAGTTCCAATGCCTAGGCGGTCCGGCATGAGTGACACCGGCAAACGTGCTTACAAATGGAAGGGTATGGTTATGCGGAATATACACCCCATCTTTCACTTTCCACGCTCTTCCGTTGTAAATCTGACAGATGGGAGTCGTCTTCCCGTCAAGAGTACTCAATTGCTGTGACCCATGCAATACGCCGGTTTTAACACCATCCTCTATCAGATTAAGCCTCGTTTGATTGGAAACAGTCATCACGGAAGTTCTAACCAAAGCCTCTGCCTCTCTGCGCTTAGCAGACATAAGGCCATCTTTAAAACCTGCAGCCTTTGTACCTCTGACCCTACGCACTATTTGAGCATTAGTTTCCCCCAAAAGATACCCATGATTAACGGCACCTGAAAATTTATCCTGCAAACCTCTCGCTTGTCGTTGCCACCAGGAAGCAGAAGGGGCACCATCGATGACAGAATTCGAAATGACAGTTTTCAATGCTTCTGCAGACATCGTTAAGGAGAAGATAGACACCCCCAACCCGTTGTTTAAAGCATTGGCCCCTACCTTCCTTTCTAACTTCGCAATGTCTTTTAGTGTTTTCGCTTGTGAATCAGAAATTTTCTTGTAATTCGCAAAAATATTTGCCCTCGTTTGTTTAAGCAGTGTTTCTAGACGCGCAGCCCTATAAGCCGTCAACCCGCCACCGACATTAGCCGCTTCAATTTGACTCACCAGATCCTTTTCCAAGGCTGCCAGTACTCTTTTCACTTTTACCCATTCACCGGCAGAAAAATCTGTAAGTCTCCTGGTGTGGACAAGAAATCCATCTGCTATCCTGTCAGCCGTAGAAATCATTATTCAGTACCTTTGTCTTGATTTTGGCCCCTGTCGTCCTGATCCTCGTCGTCCTGGTTCTCGTCCTCGTCCTCGTCCTCTGGCATTTCGTCCATACTAAAATCAGCCATACGGCTTTCCTCTTCCTTTAAGATCTTCATTTCAAGTTCGACATCGAGACCATCAGAAAGAACACCCCTGCGCTTGCACTCTTCAAGAAATGTGACTTGTGTCATCTGTCGAGCAACGCGGATAGCAAGCAAATTCTTCACATCCTCGACACGATTCAACATAATGGAGAAATCGGTAAATAGGGTAATTTCCCCGATTTCTTCCACAGGGACACCCGCCAATAAAGCCGTAATTTCCAAAGCCTGATTGGCACCATCCGCCATGTTTAAGGCCATCCGTTGTAAATCCGACAGATTCTCTTCATTCTCCAAAGTTCGCTGTGTAGCAGTGACTACCCCCTTCGATTTTGATAGAAGTTCTGAACCCATCACCCGCATTCTATCCTCGATGGCCATAATCCCATTGTTCCCCGATTCGATGGCTTTTCCAGAATGCTCGACAAACTTCAAATCGGATTCAGGTGGACCCGGAATCATAGACGATGCGCCCACTACAACTTGTGTATCTTCATCGAACCCCTTCCCGAAGAGGATGGGCACCTGTGCCACATGTAAAATGTTAGCGTAATCCGAATATGACTGCCAATGGTGAACGTTCAAATAGGCCAAATCTAACAATGGCGGTCTCGAAGTGAAGAAATCGGTTTGATCAAAATAGATGGGAATCAAGGGTATAAATCTTAATGGTTTGCCCCTGTAATCCAAAAATTGGCCTTCGTCAATCAATGGCCAATTGCCATTTTTATCCTTCTCATAAACCTTCCAGGATCCTATTTCTAAAACCTTTATTTGTTCTGCTGTGTAGGATCCGTAGTCACCTTCGTTTTTCTGGACGAATTCTTTAATTCTTGCTTGTGTCAAAACCGGTCTGCCATTAAGATTTTCATATTGCCATCCGACAATATCCAGGGGAGAATAACCTCTCCAGAATGGACGTAAACCAAGATCCACAACATCCTTTTTAGATACAGGATGACCCGCACCCTTCGAATGATCAACTAAAATGAAAGTATGACCATAAGACAGCGCGTTGTACATTCTTTGCCATAAAAACAGATCCAGCCGGTTTCCTTCCAGATCGATATTATCACAGTACTCTTTTAAAGTTTCATGCATGTCGCCATAGTCAACAGGACGAAGGAAAGGCTTCGAAGAGAGGATCCCGACAGTTCGCTTGAACCCGTTAAACAGCACTGATCTTTTCAACCGGTTTTGATAAGCTGCCTCTGCCTCTCCCACTTCCATCGGCAGAAAAGTTTTATCCGCCTTCCTCATGGCAGACGTTCCACCAAGCAATGACTTGATAACGAACCATTCCTCATTCATCCGGGTATAAGCGTTACACGGTTTCGACACCCCGGCATTTACACCACTATCAATTGCGATTCCGTCAGTGACATCTTTAGCGATTGGCAACTGGCTGGGAAAATTTGACCCTACTGTATAAGTGTTAGAACCCATGGTATTGGTCTCCTATGCTACCAAATCTACAATCTTGTAAGCCGGTTTCAAAAGGTTGAATCTGGTCCAAATCATATAACCTAACGCATCAGGAAGATGGTCCAATCCCCTGGTTTTGTCCGGCAAATTTCCAGCGTATTCTAATCCTTCGAGACATGCAATCAACTTTTTACATTTGGTGGAGATGTACAATCTTCGAACGCCATCCGCGCTTTCAATCATGGCATTTACAGAATTAACCCGGTCCATAATCATTGGAGCACGAGATAAACACTTGACCTTGAACCCCATTCGTTTTAGAATCGTGATGTCTGTAATATGGGCACCGCTTGAAGTGTGTCTGGCCTTCCCTGCAGGATCCGGAAAAATAGTTATATGAGAGACATCAACATTACAACCGATTCTCCGATGATCTGCCGGTAACAATCTGCCATATCTCTTTGCGACTTCCTTCCCCATCGATTCAGTATTCGACGATGACAGAGAAATTTCGTCAATGATATGGCACTGATCACCGGAAGCGACAGCCACCACTGCAGACATAGGATCGATATTAAAATCCATCCCAATCAATATTTCCGTAGTAGGTTTTGACAAATCATCTTTGACGTTTTCCTTTCGATCGAACTTGTAGTAAACTCTGCCCTGGATGACTTCAAACATCGCCAATACTTCTTGATTGAAAACCCGCTCGTCAAGTTCTGACTTCAGGATCTCAATCTCTTCATCCGACACCCTGCCCCCTTCCCTTGTCGTAGCGTGAAACGTCATCCAATCAGGGAAATCGTCAGACCATCCTTTTAAAGCCATGTCGTAAAGATGATTGTACGCTTTAGGGGTTGAGCCAACTATTAACCAGCCACCAGTATCGGCCAATGTCGGACGTAGAACCTCATGCCACGCTGAAGGATCGTCCCACATAGCGAACTCGTCAAGTGCTATGGCGTCCAACCCTGGACCTCGTAACCTGTCGGACTTATCCGCTCCCTTTAAAGCGATGTGAGATCCATTAATAAAGACGATCTTAAGTTCGGTTTCCAAGATCTTCTTGACAATCCTACTCGGAATAATACTTTTCAATATTTCCCAGGCTACCATCTTAGATTGACGATATGTCGGGCTTACGTACCATACCTTAGCCCCGTCCTTACGTATCGCTGTGAGTAGAAGAGCCATCAGCATAATATACGTTTTACCCACTCGGCGACCCGCCACCATCACCCTAAAACGATGATTGTCAAGAAATACCCTTTGTTGAAAGTCCGACATTTTGTCAGTATCAATCTTTATCTTGACTGTCATCAGATACCCCAATCACTACTTCAATGGATTCGCTAGTGGAGTTTATTTCGTCTTCAGAGTACCTATAGCCCCTATCTTTCCCGATAGTGCGCAATGCAAATTTTATAGCCTCTCTGTCACCGGCAATGACAAGATCCTTTAACCCTGCCTCTGCTTCATCAATCAATTGTTGACGGCATTCGTAAACGACTTCTGTCAACCAGGGAACGGTTTTAAGCCGTTTACGAATAACTTCACTTGCCCTATTGCACAACACGGCTGCCTTTGTAATGAGACCACCAGTTTTTCTTAATGCGCTAGCAATATCTTCATCCGTCAGGGGAACCTCGCCCTTGTGCACTGTCGAATGAAGAGAACTAACAGGACGTTTCTTATCTTTATATTTCTCTGCCATGGCTGCTTTTCTACCAGGCACGGTAGTAGGACGTCCCTCATTGGCTTTTCTAGCCTTTTGATGACAAGGGGTATCTACTTTGTCAGGAAGACCCTTTGCCCTAGCACGAGCCTTTGCCTCTTCATTTAACTTATGTTCCTTGCTAGTTAACTTCCCTGCAGCACGAGCCTGCGCCTTTTCATTCAACTCGTGTTCATTTAGATTAGGTTTAGTAACCTTCACTTTACCCTTCATGATACATCGATATCCTTTCCAAAATTCAATCAACTTACTTACATTAAAGCACGCTGATCGAATTTTGACAACTATACTCGTTTGGTTCGCTTTTTATTATAGTTGTGTGAGGATGTATCGATGATCTTCATGTATAGGGTAGGGTTAAACTTCATAATTACTACCCGGCAATGGGATTTGTCTTTATCTTCCGGATTGTAATATTCGCCAATCATGTAGTTTACTCTAGGTATTATACAACTATCGTCACCCCCAATAATACCCGCTTCAATCAGGGCATCACAAGTAAATTTATCTACGATAGACAAAATATTAGAAATATCAATTTTTGGGAATTTCTGACGGAATAAAAGGAAAGATATCTCATAAGGTGGATCGAACGGAATTTCAGGAAGATTTAAACCCGCCACAGCGGCATTAAAAATGTTCTTCACTTTTGAAAGTAATAATGGATGCGAATTTCTGTAATTATTGAAATTCAGATACCATAATTTCGATTTATCAGTTTTACCAGTCCTAACTACAATAGGGACATCGAAATAATAAATTTTATCATATTTGATTGGCATATTATTTTTTTCTTAACATCTCCAATACTTCAGGAAGTAAAATAGCCTTTCGTTCTCTGATAGTTGGCTTCACAAGAAACCTTAAAATACAGTTCCTAGTATCTGTCGATATATCATGATCACTATCAAACCTTCCTTTAAGTTTCGTAATGTAAAATCCGCACCAATTAACCTTCCCTACTGCTGGTGGCTTTCCTATATATGACCTAATAGCACACACCTTTTCATGAGCCTTCCCATCCTCAAAAATACCCAAATCTATCAATGCGTCACAAGTAATTCTATCCGCCATCGCAAGAATTCCTGCCCTTTCACATTCATCATTTTCAAGATCCTCATGACAATGAAGCACATAGTTGAATCGATATTCACAATCGTCATCCAAAGGAAAATCCGTTTTGCCATTTGGGAATAATGTATCCATATGGATCTTTACGCATTCATCATATTCTTTCATAGCGATTTGATGATAGCCCATCAAACTCATCTTAAAATCCCCAATCTGAAGAGGAAAATTTCCTGAATGGTATCGTGAGCGATGCTTAATTTTGAAAATTGCCTTTTGCTCTTCCACCTCTTTTTTCAGAATCTCGATAATATCATTGTTTACCATTGAAATATTCACCGCCTTCTAGGATCTTAGAAATCAATTCATTATAGCACGATCCAAAATTTACGTCAACCTATCAAAGAAAGCCTTTTCCTTGATTCTTCGAAAAACGGGAGGCACTTTCATATTATTTAGGGGCTTCAATTTCAAGGAAAAAACCAGAAAGTACCTTTTCGAGGTATTCTGAGGAGTACTAATAATACCCTAAGGATCAGAAAGATTTCTCGAAACATTTAGTTCGATCTTCAGAAAATTTCTCGAATCACGCTTCGATCTTCAGAAAAATAAAAAGAGGGGGGTATATATATCAAAAAATTGAAAGTTGCCAGCGCGCGCGAAATTAGTTAAAACTATTTCTGCATATCTTCAATATGACTTCTACAAATGTCGGATTATGATTTCTGAAGTGTGTTGCATATCTCATTGTTGCATATTTTCAATGCCCCTCAAATATGTTTCTGCATATCTTCAAAATGACTTCTACAAGTGTCGGATTAGGCTTCTGAATATATTCGAAGGGTATTCAAAATGATTTCTACAAGTGTCGGATTAGGCTTTCAAATATATTTTTTGAGGTATGCAATGATTTCTACAAGTGTAAGATTGGGGTATTCGAGGGGTATTTAGAGGTTCAATCTTACATTTGTAGAAATCATATTCAAAGTATGCACTTCATACTTTGAATATATTTCGAACATATTTCTTCTCTTTTTAAAAATCGCCCGTACATGTGCATAACTTCGATTTCGACTCTCTGAATATATACCCCCCTCTTTTTGCTTCCAGAGATTCGGGGTAGAACCGAATTTCGATCCTACCCCGAATTTGCCGCCTGTCACTTGCCGCCTGTCTCATTTCTTCCGTCTTCGCATCTTCCTCTCTTCCTGGATACATTCAGCGCAGAATTTCACCTGTTTGACGTCTTGATCCTTCACGAACCTTACTGCCCCACATTTCGGACAATTTACCCGGTTTCGATATTCGAAAAACTTTACTTCTACATATCCTTCTCGAATTCCTTTTCGGTGGGGCTGTCGAATTTCAATTTCTTCGATCTCTTCAGCCTTCATATTATCAACGCTTTTCGAAGTTAACAAGGTGGCTGTGTGAATTGGCGAAGTTGGGAGATTTTTAAGACTTTCTGACTTCAGGAAAACCTCATCTTGCATCGCTTCAAATCTTCGCTGTCGCTTGCCTTGTTTTGTGGCATTAACAAAAGGAGCCTTTTCCTTGTTTTCTGAGGGGTAATGGGTACTTTTGCCTTCCTCAATCCCCTCGCGTTTAACGTTGCCAACGGACGATACCTTCCCGACCCCTTCTTTTGCCTCAATCTCCCCCACACCATCATTCAAATCCGACATCCCATCTTCATCTAGTCTTGGATGCGGATGGTTCACTATCGTTTCCAGGATCCTGAAATCCCTGTCGAAATTTCCGCTTCTTACCTTATCTTCTTTATCCTTTGACGCCTTCCGGAAGGATAATCTTTCCTGCTCATTCACCACTACCCATTCCCCACTTTCCTTGTCCCAAAATAAAGTTCCATCTATATATGTTCCACTATTGGGAATGTGGGTAAATGTAAATTTTGCTTTGTTTCGAAGTTCAAGTTTTTTAGGATCCATCGTCTTATACCGCCTTAAGTAAAATATTGGCAATTTTTCGAATATCGTCTGCGATTTCAGATCGTCTCTTCTGGGACATTTCGCCTTTTTGGCCGATATTAGCAGCCAAAGTTAGCAATTGGGAGTAAGCACTATCCAGGGTATCTTGCAGGGTGGCGAGGTTCACAAGGTAAGCCTTCTCAACTGCTTCGATGGCTTCCGATGTCTGCCCTTCGGCAAGTAGCGGTTTGGCCGATGCGATTAAGGCTTCCACCTGCTCTTGCTTTTCGCCAAACATGTCGTAGGCTGTCACCATTTCAGCCGTTTCGTGCACCAACATGGATTCGATCATTTGAAGAATGTAGCCTGTTACCGGATTTGTAGTTTTCATGAGTCTTTCACCTCGTATTATGATGTTATTGTGGGTTTGACAGGATGCTTAGGCATCCTGCAATTTTGCGCCACATGTGTACAGCGTCTATAGCAATTTCCAAGATTCCTGGTAAAACATCATGTTCTACCATACTTTCTTCCGATGCCTTTACAAATAATTCCTTGCAATTTTCTGAAATTCTGGCTTTGAACCCCGATATTCTAGCACATGTGAGAATTCTCGACCCGATAAGAAAATTCTCTTCATTAATTTTCAGGTGGCTGTCTATCATACCTATACATTCATCGTCGAGATCTCTGTAAATCATAGTTCTCACGATAACGACAGTTACTCCATTGTCAAGATCTTTGCAGCACCACCTAGGATTAGTGATCGATGTGCACGTTATAGAATCTTCAGATCTTTGCATGAGTATCGGCCCTTTAAATTTGCGAATAATCTTATTTTTGAAGAGATCTTTTACCATTATTGAACAATCTTGAAAACCCCGCTGGCGATATGGACGCAATTTTAATTGTCGGATCTATCGTAATTTCAGGAAGTTCTGCATCGTCAATTTCATGAGAAAGGATCTCTCCGCTGTCTTCATCATATATTCGAATTATTACTTTCATGATTGCTTTCCCTTCCATAAAGTTCCACCTCGTAAGCCGATACGGTAAATCGTCCTAATTTCGTAATAATTGTTACGGTCGCTGTCGCAAGATCATGTTTAACGATTATTCCAATTCCGTATTCCTTATGAATGCATTTTCTGTTTACAAGATTCACGAGCGGATAGTCCCTTCAATGTCCGTTGCCTGGTCCAGGATGCGTTCCGAAATATGAGCATCGCATAGCGCAAGAATAGAATCCCTGTACAAATTGAAAGTGTTTATGTCTTCCTGATTATCACAAATATCATCCGCATCGATTGTTTTCCAATCCTCAATTGGGAGTATCTGACAACCAATTGATAAATAATTGTCGAATATTATGATGCGATAACCCCCAATTTCCAAAATTTGAATTGGTGTCGATGTCATAAGAATGTCATCACCATATCGGGTATTATTTTTGAAAATACAATCCTCAAATTCTGTGTAGAGAAATTCCGATTCTTCGAAATTCACATTGTCGAATGTACAATTGCCAAATTTCGCATGGCGCAATGAATTAGAAGTAAAGTCCAAATTCGAAAATTTGCAATATGTCCAACTGGATTTCGCGCATCCTGCCATAATGATATCGCATCGTACGCAATGAACCTGGAAATTTGTGGATTCATTAAAAATTGCATTTGTGAAGAATGCGTCATTAATCGACATATTTTTGAGGGTAGCATTGCTAAATTTTGAAAGGCAAAAATCGCCATCATCCATGAGACATTCATTTATGTTTGCCCCTTTGAACTCTGATTCTTGTGCATTGACATTTACAAAATTTGTTTTATGTATTTTTGCTTTATTCAACGATGCGTAAAATAATTTTGCTTCTGTGAAATCGCATTCATCAATGATGGCCCCATCGAATTTGGCATATTCGAGGTTTGCCCCTCTAAATGATACCTTAGTAAGCATGGCCCCTGTAAAATTGGCCTTTTCCAAATTTTCACCGTTAAAATTCTCTCCTGAGAGATTCTGTCCAACATAATTTTTCCCGTTCATAGTCCCATTCCTTGTCTGATGCCGCTCTTATTAACGACATCTTTAAAAATTTGGCCTAAATTTATGGCGTAGTCATCCTGATCTGAAGGGTTACCGTGTCTATCTGGTAGAATTTCCAAATCACCATTTTGAAAATCTAGCCCATCGGTTGACCATTCCAGCCAAAGCGTATGATTTTCGACCCTTAATTTGCCGGTGATAAGGAGTAGGGAATAAGGAACCCCAATTTTTTGATATTTTTCATAAATGTGAATGGCGATTTTCACATTGTGATCCAACAGCGAAATTTCGGCACATGTTTCGAACCGGTAAAGTTTTCCATCGAACACTGCAGGAGTATCTGCGTAATGAATACTATTCACAAATACTCGTTCTTTTGTTTTTACATAACTTGGAAATACTACTCTCATTGGGATAACTCCCTCGCGATTAACTCGTTGAATCGGAAATTGAGTTCGTTACCGAATTCCAGGATCTCTTCATTCGTCCGACCCTCAATCATTTCACCGTACCAGAAATCATCAATGTTCGATGTGAGACCTCGCTTATATCCCCACTCCGAAGGAATGGGAACCTTTTTATCAAACAAGACATCGCACACCGACAGCATAGCGCAGAGGATCTCGCTTCGAATGTCGCAAGGATCGCTGAATCTTTCAAATTCGTCGATAAGTTTCACATCACCCAAAGCAAGCGCGAAGGCTTCATCTTGACATTCGATCCATTCAAAGAAATCTTCGCTTCCAAAATCACCGCTGTCACAATTGTATCTAGGCATGGCATTTCTCCTCATGTGATGACATTTGGTTCAATTGTTCCACTTTATCTTTAGCGCAGTACAACTCTACATACTCTAGAACATCGAATTCGTTTATACTGTCTGGAATTTCAACTCCCGTATGCAAGGAGAGAAGTTTATTTCGAAGTTTTAAGGATTTGATTCTGATTTCCATGTCGATAGATTCGGGAATGATGAAATTATCGCATTCATCCAGGAGACCATTTATACCACCGAACATTTCTTTGATGAAGAGGAGCATACGTTTTTCGAGTTTATCGAATTCTAAAGATTTTTGCGTTTTGTCATGGCATTCGATTTCTTCATTTGTGATGTCGAGCACGATTTCAGCAGGACTTTTGCCGGTTATGATACCATTATGGATCATGTCATGGATGTGTTTAATGTTCGCATCGGTGAAGATGTTTTTCGAAATTCGTCCGTGTTCAACGGCATGAGTCAACATTCTGTTTACTTGGTTAACTATTTGAAAATAGAGCCGTCCACTTTCTGGAAAGTCTACCCAGCCGATAAATTGGTAAAAGGCTCCCATGGGTTTAACAATGATTCCACCCATATCCTGCGTATATTTGTCAATTCTAAAATTCACCATCGTCGTCCTGCCGTGTTCTTTAGCCTCTTTCAAGGTTTCGAAATTCATGATTGGATGATGTACGGCTAGATTATTGTTGAATACTTTGTAATAGGTGGCTTTCATTGCGCTGTCTCCTCATCGTTTTTGGGCATATCGTGCCAACCGCTAAATGCTGTCGAAAATCCTACGATCTCAACGAATTCTTCCCGAAACATATCAACTCGAAATTCATATCCTTTATTTTTTCCAGATTCTTTTGCTTCGTCCAATGACTTGAATTTATCTGGGAGATAATACCAAAGATTGGTAAAATAGACTTTGTAATAGTAAGTAGTGGCTTTCATTGCGCTGTCCCCTTGCTTGTAATTTGCCCCTGGTCCTGGTGTGGACCAGGGGTTTGTAGTGAATGCGTTATGCCGAAATTTTGTAATCGAGAACGTGTTCAATGCCGGTGATTTTTGCGAAGAGGGTAACGAGACTATTGTATTCGTTTTTCGCATTGTACAATTGCAAGCAACCCGCTTCAAAGGCCAACGCGTTATTTTGCAATTCGCCCAAATGATTAATGTATGCGCCAGCCACAACGCTTTTAAGTCCATGTCTCGTTTCGTTCTTCACTCGGTTCGCTTTGTCTTCAATGAGTCCGGCAAGGTAATTGAGGTTTTTCAATGCGTTTTCGTAACGAATGAATGCGCTGAAAATGCATTCTGCTGTTTCACTTATAGTAGTATCCATCGATCGTTCGAACTCAACCCACAATTTCTGGACGTCTAAACTTGTAAGATCATTTCGGTTAATAGTGTTCATTGGCTGTCTCCTCAATTGTCCTGGATCTGGTCTGCCGGAAAATCCGACGTCTCTAAAATTAGCAAGTATCGTGCCAACTTTACAGACATCGATGATGGCTTTCGAAGTATTCAAGTGTAAAGAATCTTTACACAAAATACCCCTTATCAGGGGTTGATAAGGGGTTTCGAGGGCATCCGTTTCTACAAGGGTAAAAGTCTACAATGAAGTGTAACCGGTGAAATTACTAAGTGTAACGTTGTGAGTTACTAACGAGAACCCCGTCCCTAGCGGTTCTCGTTAATGTTGTAGCATAAGTGGTTACTCTTTGGTAACTCCTGAAGTTACCAAAGGGGTAGCCGTAGCGGTAATAGAAGAATCCGCCTTCATAGTGGTAACTTTCATGAGAGTGCGCTGTGCCATACCGGCAAGAAGCAAGATAACAGCCGCTCCTAGGCACCAGAAAAAACGGGAATCGTCCACAGTACCCAGCATTCCAAGTAGAATAGCCGCTCCTTGAAATACCGATACGCTTTCCGATTTTTGTTCGCTTAACATGGGGTATCACCTTCTTTCATAATTAAAAAAATTGGGGACAAGCGGGAGGGTAGATGCGCTTGTCCCCACATAACCAATGGAGAATCACGAGGTGAAAAATGCTTCTCGTTTTGAATATTCTTCACGTAATCTCGCGTACGATTCAGGGACGTCTACTTCCGAATCGTCTATATTTCTTACGCCATGCGAAATTTCGTGATTTTCTTTAATGATCCTGAATTCGGATTTTAACAAATTTTTCAATGTGTCGAAACCCATACTATCTAGGACCACTGTGGTACCATCAATCTTTTTATAAGTTGAAAGTTCCTCGTTCATTGTGGCCCCTCGTCATAAATTCTGATTCTATTTGAGAAAAAAGCGTTTGGGATCTCATTTATCTCGTCCGATGCGCTGTACACCACGACAGGAGCGATGTCGAGTCGAAAATTCTTCGCTGAAATATTTCCCGATACTGGACCACCAGAAAGTACACCTGTAAACGTTTCGGCTTCCATGTGCACATATCGAGAAGAGGAGCATCCAGCAATCATGATGGCGACTACCCATGTAAATAGGATCAATTTTGTATTATTCTTTTTATACATCGGTAACGTTTCCACCGTTTTTTTCTTCTCCACAATTTCTTTGGCATTCCGGATCCGGCTTTGCCTATACTACGCGTATTCATTGCTCTACGAAGTATCGGGTTTCTTCCAGGGGCATCAAGTCGTAATACCCCGGCTTATCGGCAGGTCTCTTTGCGAATCCACGTTCAACTAATTTCTTCAGCAAAGAGCAACCCCGTTCTCTCGATACGTTGCCGGTGGACCAAATATTGATTGGCTTCACCGATGCCGCTTTCTGTCCACCATTCGTAAATTCGAGATAGATTTTGAAGTACTTCGAATTCCGAATGCATTCGGCCATTTGAGCAATCGAATGCTCATGGTTTGAGATCTTTGTAATTTTCTCTTTTCTAGCCATGATGATTATGTCACTCCTAAAAAATTTTGATGTGTCTATTCTCTTTATTTTATTAAAGTGCTATGCGATATTTAAGTCAAGATTCATCAGGAATACTCACAAATGGGCGGTTATCTCCAAGATTGAGTTTTCGCATAAGAAGACAGATCAAACCGTAATTCACCATATCGCGTAGGGTATCGTCTACGGTCTCATCCTTAACTTTGAATTCCCCCTGTTTAAGGAATGCTCGCAGCCGGTGATATTTGTCGCCTAGGCGGATTACGACTCCAGGCCATCCGAAGTCCAACAAATTTCCTACCCGCTGTTTGATGTCATCGGCACTTCCACCGCCATAGTCATGGCTCTTTTTCTTCACCAGGGACAAGCAATCATTCGTGCAAATTGAAAGCAATTGACTTGCAAACGAATCTGGCTGATCGTCCCCATCTGGTTCATAAAGTTCTATAAATTTCTCGACCCTGGTAATCATGTCGAGAAATTCCGATTCGCTATCACTATTTTTTGTTGTGGCAAGAAATATCTTAAGCATATCGAATGCCGATTGGTCATTCATGGATGTCGTCATTGTTTTCTTCTCCTTTATCCATTTGGAAGGGGTTTAATAAGTCATAAAGTGCTTTCATGTATGTATCCGGACTATCGAATCTAAGTATAATAACCCTTAAAATCCTCATTAGGTTATCCATCGTCGGTTTTGATCTTCCGGAAAAATATCGTGATAATTGGCTTTGTGGAATTCCAGATCTTTCACTGATATAGGCTTGACTATACCCGGTTTTAAATAATACCATGTTTTCAAATCTTCGGTGAAATGCTAATTGTTTCACATTTCTGACTCCAAAGGATTCATCTGCGTGTCTATCCTGCATGTAGTTTTTCCTTCCTGGTAAACGAATTTCAATAATTGCGTCTACTTCTTTATCGAGATCTTCATCTACGCCATCCATTTCAAGCGTTGCGGTTTTTGTTGATAAAGTTCTAGTACTATTCATTGCCATAGCGATATCTTCTATTCTTGCCACCAGGGACATGTATCATCTTCATCATCTTCATCGTTATCTTCAGTGGTCCAATTGTCAGGATCCTCTTCGTCAGCATCTTCATCCAATTGAAAATCGTCTTTATTATCGTTGAATTCCATCATGATTTTACTCTCCTTGTTTTGTTCAAGCATATCGATAGTTTGCTGCATTGCCTGGTTCAACTGGTTCAACGGCACGATATCGATAACAAGATCCATATCGCTATGACAATCTTCTGCTTCGATCTTTTCAAAAACAAGATCCTCGAATTTTCCACCATTTATTCGGTCTCTAGCACTCATAGTTTTTTCCTTTGTTGTTTCATGTTATGGTAATACTCTTGCAAGGATTCCGCCCTTCTCTTGCAAGGAGAAGGGCGGACGATACCTTCTTTGCCTATTTTCTGACTTCCATCGACAGTTTTTCACCACGTGTAATGCCATCAGGGACGGATCCACCCGCTTGAACATATTTTTTGACGTTTGAGACATTTACCGTAATGAAGGATTCGACATTGATTTTCTTTTTGTTTTTGACTAGCCATTCCAAGAAGGCTTGAACGTTGCTAACTTCCACGGTTAGCAAGGTTTTAGTGACAACCCCATCTTTTCCTTTAGTGGGATCTTCCATCATTTCCTGTGGTAAGATAGGGGAAGTATCGCGAATGGTATCGGCTTTGTCGAGTAATGCATCCGCTTTGTCCTGGTTTCCCTTGGCAGCCGCTGCAGCCGCTTTCTTTTCAAGAGCAGCAGCCTGTTTTGCGCGCTCTTCCTCTTGCCGGTGGCATTCTTTTTGTATTTCTTCTGCTCGAATCCGTTTTTGTTCGGTTTCGAAATTGACCAAAATTTGCTTCGCGCTCTTTTCAGCCGATTCGATGGGAGTGAGATATTTTTTCTTCATCTCATTGGCCTTCTGCCATGCCGCATAGGCTGCTTTAGCCTGTGGCCCGAAGGCATCCTCAATTTCGGTTTTCAAAGCCTTGAGACGATGAAGAAATTCGACCAATGTATTCATGTTCTCTTTCACTGTCAGATCAAACGATGAATACATTACGATTTCGTTATTGAGAGAGGATAGCCCCGGATTTTCCTTTATTTCAGGGGGAAAATCGAGGATGGCTACCGGATCGTTTGGAGACATGTTTTTTTGCAATTTTTTTGCCATGATTTTGTTTTTTCACTCACTTTTTTCTTTTATATTTTCTGGGTAATTCTTCCATGCCATTCACATATAACCCGCTGTCCCAATTCAGGCACAATAATTTAGACTTGAACACCTCGAAATGAAAACTTTGTGTAAATCGTGAATAATAGTATAATTTGTAGCCACCATCAGGAAGCAATTGCACTACCATCCTATCTCCTGTCGGTTTTACAGTATCTATCTTCTTTTTCTTCCATAGATGATGCAAGGCTTCGTTATACGCTGCTGTTTGTAATGCCGGTGTTCTGCTCATGCATGATACAGTTTTGATATCGAGAATAACAGGATGTCCCCCAACAAAAGCGAACAAATCGAGAGTCCCTGCATAACCGTATAAGTCATGGTAAACGCAGCATTCACAAAGTAGCGGTTTCACCTCGAAATCGACAAGGAATTTTTTCCATCCATCGACATATAACTTGATTTCAGGATCCACACCTTTAAAGGACACCTTCATTCCCCGATTGATTCGTTCACAAATTGCGTGAACTTCGGTTCCAAGCGCAGCCTTTCTCATAAACGCAGAGGATAAAGCGAGTTCCTCTGGGATATTTGAAATGATAGTGGTAACTCCTGCAAGAGGTTTTCCGGAAAGGGTATACCGGTGAGTTTTTTCATCGAATCTTAATACTTCAGTCATCTGTGACATCCTTTTCTAGAATGGCCATAATTTTTCGTTTATCTAATAATTCGCTATTATCCTTTACTTTGTTCAACACTTGATACCGAATATAAGAATCGAGTGTTCCCTGTGCAATAAGATCAATGATAGTTACCGATTTTGTTTGACCTATTCGCCACAGCCTGTAATCCATCTGTTCTCGAATAAGGGCATATCTAGGATTACTAAATATGATAGAGATATTTGCCGCTTGCAAATTTATCCCCATAGCCCCAACAGTATTCTGAATAATGAGTACCGAAGTTTTACCCTCATCGAATTTCGATAAGACATCTAAACGTCCGTGTTCATTTGTACTTCCTTCTATGACTCCATTAGTCACTCCTTTCTTAATCAACATTGATCGAATTCTTTGAATCTCGTGCGAAAACTCACACCATATTACTGTTTGATAACTTGAACATTCATCCAGGGTTGAATCCAGAACGTTTAATTTGTCTTCCCCTATCGCTTGCCATTGTTTTCCATTTTCCTTGTCGCCGATGTAAACGGCACCCCCTGAAATTTGGCGAAGTTTTGAACTCATTATAGCCAGATCAACAGCCGTGTAATTTGTCTTTTCATCAATTTTAATTATGAGATCATTTTTCG